AACCATGCCCACCTATCCTGAGGCGTAGTCGCACTACTGACTCTCCGTTGATATTATTGTCCACTCTGAACTCTGGTCGCTTCCGCCAGACGACGAATGCTTTTTCCTTCCAAAAGGAGAGTATTTCGTCACACATTTTGCTTGTCAATCTTTCGTGACACCCCTCATTGTTAGGCGTTTCGAGAACAAAAGACACCGCGACGATCTCTACAATCGCCCCATCGCTTGTTAAAAAGCGATCCATGCACTGGTATGATTGAACGGGGTACACATCGTAAAATTCGCCAATGCGCCGCTCTATTAGCTGCACAAATTCATTGTCTCGTGTGTCGTCTTCATTTACGGTATCAATCGTTTCGATGATGAGTCTCATAATTTCGCCTATCTCTCAAGATTTTAAACAATAACACGCCACGCCCGCTGCAAACTCTTCTTCGCTGAACGTGTCATCGCATATGCAGCCCGGTGAGCACGCTTTATAGACAGTCGATTTGATCAGTAGTCCGTGCTTAGCCCCTATGATAGCAATTTCTTCGGACGACACATCCGCCTGCTTGGATAGCGGCAAAATTTTATCAACAAAAGAGCGTAGCACCGCCAGCTCCGCTTCTACCGCGTCCAAATATTCAACGACCAATCTATACCCCTCTTTTCGCCTGACCACGTCAGCGGCTGCTTTCCTGTCTCCTAATAACGTTCCGTCACTCATAGCTCCGTCTCCCTCTCAACGATGTCACCAAGTAAAGTCCAGCGGCTATATATCACCCGTTCCCTAAACTGTTCTTTTGTTTCCTCATCACGGGATGAAACGGCTATTACTCGGCGAGCCTCTGCCGTTTTAACCATAGCCATATACCGCTTTTCGGTCTTGGGCTTTACGCGGTATTCATGTTGAGGACACCAGTGAGGCTCCGTGCCATCGGCTATATCTACCCAATTCCCTGCTGGTGGATACTTTATCTGCCACACCTCATTCGTACCCGCCTCTCTCTGTGCCAGCCAGAGTTTGCGTTCTGCTATGTGTGGGATTGTTGGCTTGGGCGTTTCTTCTATGCCTTTGCACTTGTATAGCCAGCGTGCAGGAGCATCCTTATATTGAGGCTCTCTATCTTCTGCAATGGATAAGGCAAATTCCATCCCGTTGTACATACCATGCATGTACGGGTCGAAGTTCCAGTTACCATGTTTCCCCTCTATGTTTAGTGCTTCGCGGATTCTGTTCTGAATTCCTCCGAGATCAGGGAACGGTGGCTTGGGTGTTTCAACAACTTCTCGGTAGTTTTCTTTATCAAAACAAAAAACCAATTGCTCCTCCATTCTCCAGTTTCCGAGTTTGTCTCGCCACGCGTACTTCACCCCCGCCGCTTGCTTCTCGCGGCATTTCTCACGCCATGCTTCTGGATCGGAGCAGGCTTTTTCTTGCAGGTCGTTGTAGGATTTCAAGAAGTCAACAAGAATATATTCTTTTCCCAGTAAACCAAAATAATCAATTTTACGCGCTGCTTTTATCACATTTTCTAAATTTATCATTTTCGTTCTCCCCTCTGCTATTTAAAAGCTCGTGTGCAAGTAGCCTCATTCTTTCTCTTTCGTACATTATTGCGCAGCTCTTCTGTATAGATCATACCGTTCCCCTTTGTTTGATGTAATTATCCACACATACGTATCTATACTCACGTTCTACTGCGAGTTGACGATCTTTAATCACCATATCTATCTCATATTTGTCACGCACACTCGCAGCAACGGCCAAGCAAATACCGGAGATGAAGAAACCTATGCTAGCGATGTATTCACTATTAAACAGCAGTGCGCCAGCAGCCACGAGTAGTGCTGTGTATAATAATTTCATTTCATTCTCCTTTAGTTAAACTGCGTATGGGTTGCCTTGCATATCGTTGCTTTCGTCTGAATCTGAATCTGGGTCATATGGTTGTGAGTTTATTTCAATCCATCCGGTGTCTGACAGGAACCGTATAGCCTGTGTGGTCGAGTCCACGTAGTCATCACGAGTGCTATCTGGAAAGCTGCAAAGCTGGCTCAACATACCTTCTGCCCAACCTCTCACATACCCGCGCTTGGTTTTGTTCTCAGGAAGCCATACCCGGCCAGACGTGAATACAGACGCTGTTATTTGAAGCCTTTGCATTTTATCTGCCCTGCCCGGATTCCATGCCCTGACTGGCAGGTAGGCTTTCTGGAGTTCTTGAATCAAGCTAATTCCAGCAGCTTTGTCTTCCACCAGTATCATATCAGGCCGTCTTGCATCAACGCCTTCGCCGTACACTACTCCAAATTCTTCAATCACTTTCGGCTTGAGGCTTGGGAAGGTTAGGTGCTCTTCCCAACAATCGATAAGCAGAATCGACATCGGACCATCAAGCGGCTTGAAAACCCCCCATGTGGTCATGGCCGTAGGGTCATTCCACAGTTTGTCAGTAAATGCGCAGTCATAACTCTGCACAATGTATTCAAACTTCGGAAACGCTTTCGAATGCGGCCACAGCTTGAACATCGACCTGCTAACTACTTTGCCGACCTCAAGATCAATAACCTGCCCCAATACCTCTTGGTCGTACAGCTTGCTGCCCTTGTACCTCTCTAGCTGCTTGGAAAATGTGCTGGAGAGATTCTTGATGTTTGCGTATGTGGTGGCACGGTCTATGATTACATCATCACCCTCACGATCTATGAGTTCGAGAATCAACTCCTTGTTACGCGGCGTGGTTGTCACAATGACACGCGGACTGTCACCCAAGCGCAAGCCCATGTTCATCATGTCCCATGCCTGACCTTCTCCGAGATAGTTGAATGCTGCTAATTCGTCGCACCACGCGGCGTGAAACTGTGGACCGCGCAAGCGTTCATAAGAGTCAGCGGATATGCCGCGAATTGAACCACCGTTGGTTAGGATGATCTGATGCTCGGATTTATTGTAGGACTGGATCAATTTGCTGGGAATCACGCTTAGCAAGCCCGACTGACCCTCAAAACAAGTGTGCTTCAAGTCGTTACTGGTGGGTGCCAGAACCAAGCTCCTGAATCGATACGTCCACGCCCACCACCAAAGACCCTCGGCAGCGGCAGCGGTCTTCCCGGCTCCACGGCCAGCAAGCAAGAGCCATACGTACCAATCCATCTCCATAGGCGGCGGCACTTGATACGGGTGTGCTTTGCTAAGCCATTCAGCATGCGCCACATACGCTATTCTGTCAGCACTCGGAAGTGCCTTCCAGTTAACGCTTGATAGTATGTCAACATCCATTGTGCGGTCTCATGGCAGGGTGTGGAAGAATAAATACCACGCTCCCACTGTTACCGACACCGCTAACAAGCCGACTTTTATATATTTCCAGCCACTTATGAACATGGTTCTTCCTTTCTAAAAGTGTTGCCGCTACGTTCACCAACACAGCTGCACCCTGAACCTGTCCGCGCCCACAGGGAAAGCGATTTACCCTTTAATCGCAGATCGCAGGAACAGGGTGCAGCTGTGTTGGTGCTTGTCTTTCCAAGCTGTCATCGCTTTCCAGTTTTCGTTCCCTCATTGCGATTGTTGAGGGCAGAGGTTGGGCGGCTTGGCAGTTTATTTACGCCGTGAACCATACCGCCGCGTGCTACGCTGATAAGACTGGGTTCAACATCAGCGCACCCCGTTATGAAAAATCACGACAACCCTTGCGGGATAGTTTGGTACATCGTCCGAAACTTTTCATCGCTGTAAAACCTGATTTCGTGATCCTCGCCTTCTATCACCCAACTGCCAGGCCACATCGTATGCACGACGAATCCGTCTTTTCGTACCGATAGGAACTTGTCTCGATATAGACTGCCGACCATGCCGTGCTTACCTAAAAAATCTACGATTTCCTGAGTATTATCACCCGTCCACTGGTAACACTCGGCGTCCCTTACAATTCGTCTATGTGTTGGTTTCATCTGCCGCCTCCTTCTTAAGTTTCTGCTTCTCCCGCCACCGCTTATTGCCAGCCGCGTTAATCGCCCTTACCTTCTCCGCATTGTTGGCGCGCCATGTTGCGTTGAGCAATTGCTGTTTCACGACGGACTGCGCCTTCACCTCCTCCCAACAGGCCAAGCAGCGGAACGAATGCAGCCCGTTGAACTGGTCGGTTGCCTTCGCCACACCGCACATCTTGCAGGTGCGGTCAACAGCAACCTTCGGCGGACGGCCTATCTTCGCGTGAGTCGGAACGTAGCGGCTTGGTTGCACCTGTTTGCACTGCCTGCCGCTGGGCGTTGGCTGTCCTTCCGCGTGGGTTTCACCACACACTACGCACACACGGGGGCATTGCTCCCATGTCCTGCGGTGCGGTTTAACGACTAACGGTTGCATAATTGCGAAGCGGCGACAATTTTGCGTTCTATTTCGCTCAGTTGCTGATTCACTTTTGATTGCAACTGCGCAGCCTCTTCCCGCAATTCTGCAATCTGTAATATTGTCCGCGTGGCATCAGGCATAAGCTCTACCCCAGGAAGATCAATTTCGTGTGAATCAAGCCAGAGCCGTTCTGGTGAATTGTCGTGCTTGAACGAGTAGACTTCGATGCGTCCTGATTTTTCCCATGTGTACTGCTCTTGGTATATGTGAATTGTGATTTTCATTTATTTTTCCTCTTTGTCTAAAATATTTCTAAAAACCGCTTCCAGCATAGCTTTCCAATCCGTCTTACGAGCTGCGCCGTACCAACCCGCTACCTGAATTAGACCATCCGCCGTCATACTTTCCAATTCCCGTGCATGCTTGCCGTGGACCAAAACGAGCCAATCACCCCCCTGCCCTAAGATCCAAACATTCGCGCCAGCCATCGCACGCCCGTATATCCATGCCACCTGCTCAGGGCGCAGGCCGTAATCGCCCTTAAAAATAGTGGTACTCTCCCTAACTGGCATTAAAAGCCTGCATTTCAGCTCAACGAACGCGCAATGTCCGCTAACTCGCGAATGCAACACGACATCGGGCACACCTTCGCCGACCAGATTCTCAATTCTCTGCGCAAAACAAAATGGCGCAATGCCCGGTTGCATCCTTTTCCACAATCTCGTTTCAGGCTTCATAGCGCGTCTATCAATCGTTGTAATTGAGCATCGTCAACGGCGGTCGCTGCTTTGCGTAGGCATATTGCCAGACTTTCCTCACGATTATGCACAAAGCGCGTTATCACAAGGCTGTTTATGCGTAGCTCGTACACGTGCGGTCCGGAATGCTTAGCATTTGGCGCGACATTCACTATCGAAATCATAGGCCGTCCACCAAATCATCAAACCGCTCACCCTTCATGTTGCGATCCCACAAGGCTTTGAACTGGCGAGGGTTCAATATGCGCACTTTTTCATAGCGTTCCGTTGCGCGTATCGCGCGATCAAGCTCTACCCCTATCGCTGCGGGGTGCGGGCGTGGGACTGTTTCATCCCCGCGCCGCCACGCGTTGAACTGTTTTAAGAATGCAATTGTTGCTTTCATCACTGCCCCGTCATTATTGTCGTTGCTGTTGGTTGTTTGGTGACCGCTTACGGCGGTCAGTCGGGCGATTAAAACGGTATATCTTTTTCCATTCCATCGGTGGTGCGCACTTGCTCCTTGACCTCACCGCTAGACACCGCATCGCGGAAGGCTTTCGCCGCTTGATATAGCTCTGCGCTTTCAACCGCGCCGAGTGTCTCGACTTTAAGGCCGAACCAGCTGCCCTTGTCGTTGCTCTCCGATACTGTTGTGATGCGGTACTGGTGACTGAACATCGCCGGGGTGAAGTGTGTACCGTCAGCGCGTTGCATCTTGATGCCGTTCATCTTGCTCATCCACTGGCGCGACTTCTTGATCTGTGAACTGGCGAGACTGATTACAGCAGGTTGATATCCGCCTTTGCCGTCCAGCACCAGCACATAATGGGTGCGGGTGTCGGATAGCAGGTTGCCTTCGCTATCTATCAACCGCCCATCGTTATCCACCACACCCGCCGCCACTTGCGGGTCGGATGGAGTCAATTCCCCCTTGAACCCGCCGCCGCTGTCACGCGGTGCCCATTTGATAAAACTGCGCTTGAAGTAGCAGGGGATGACGATCGCACCTGTCGTGCCGTCAATTATTTCCTGTGAAACGGAGTTGTATAACATGCCCTCCTCCGCGCCCTTGATATACGCTCCGTCTGACTTCTTGCATTGCGGTGACATGCTTTGCAAGACGGACAGAAAGGGAATGGCATACGCGCTTGAATCTGCTTGCTCGAATCCCGCGCCTGCGTCGTCCTCGAACTGAGGTGCCATTACTGCGACTTTTGTTTCCTGTGCTTCTACGATGCCTTTACTCATTTTGATTCCTTTCTAAGGTTTGCCGGACTTGTTTAAACCGCCGTCCGACTCAAGCGGGTGTTATTTGATTACCGCCTTCGTTACAACTCCTGCGCCGAACAACTCCATCGGGAATTCAGCACCCTTCGCGAGGCGTTCACGGATGAGTGCTTTAAGCGTTTGGTTGTGCACGGTAGCGGCGAATGCTGCATTGTTCCAGCCGTTAACATGACACTCAGCGAGCAGGGCGGTGGCTTGCTCCTCTTCGTCTCTGCCGAATGAGACCGTGACCTCGCTTTTGATAACGTCACCCAACCCATGATTTCGAAGCCATAGCAGCGCAGCGTCGCAGGCAGTGCCCTTCGGCATGGTCGCGTAAACATCATCTTTGATGCTGATCTTCTCGCCGGAGGGTAGTTTGATTTCGGCCACTCCTGCCTGCTGCATAGCAAGCGGCAAGTCTACCTCTTGCGTTTGCCTGAGCGCGGCCTTAGCTAATTTCAGCAAGTCCTCTAACACGGTGAGCTCAAGCTCCTGTGCTCGTTGTCGGCGGGCGAGTGCGCTTATTTCAGCGATGTCAGCGTTGCTTGGTATATGTTCCACGGTATTTCCTTTCTAAAGTTAAGTTCTTCCCGGTTATGGTTCCGGGTTGCCCAAGACTACCAGCACGCAGGCGGCATTCGGCAACAATTCCAATTCAAACTGCTCGGCCTGATACGTCGATTTGGAGAGGGATATACGCCCGGCTCTGCCTGTCCCAGCGCAGGACTTTCACCCGCCCGTGGTTCAAACTGCTTGCGATCATGCCTGCTGCCATCATGCTGGCGGGATCTCCAGCGGGCAGGATATAGTCGTCATCACTGAATCCCGCAAGTCGGTCGCGCATCATCCGCACCATAGGGACTGTGCTGATTAACGATGCACCTGCTGGCAGGAGTATTTCAAGGTCGCCGTACACAGCAGCGGGCGTTAAATTGAAGATCGGCACCAGACGCTGTGCAGTTTCATCCCATTTCGTGGGTTCGTGAGTTACAAAAACTTTTGACATTTATTCTCCTATTTCTGAATGCAAATTGTAACTTACTTTGTGGAGTTGCGCAAGCGTTATCATTCTAACCACTTTCCGCTTTCATCCCCGGTTATTAAATCAGCAACGTCTTTCTTGTTGCGCAGTGCATCGATGATCTTGCTGTCAACCGTGCCCGCCGCTTCGATGTCAATTATCAACGTCCCCGTTTTCTTGAGCATATTTTCCGCACGATCTTCACTTTGCAGCCGATGGTATAAGGAGAAGTCGTTGGAGTGATACACCATAACATCGGCTGCGTGAAGCGGTAGACCCACACCGCCCGCACCTTGTTGCCCAACAAAGTATTGTAGACGCTTTGCCTGAAAACCTTCCTTCGCTGCTTCGCGTTCATCGTTTGAAATGTCCCCCCAATATCGTGCAATCGGTTTGTTCGTGGCGGTCGTTATCGCTGCGCAAATGTCATTCAAGTCAGTTTTGAATCGCGCCCAGAATATGATGCTTGCGTCAGGGTATGCTTCGATGATTTCCAACACTGCCTGAATGCGCGGGTTATCGAGCGGCCTGTCAAATACCTTTGTGTGCTGTTCGCCGCCCGTCAGCTGCTTCGGGATGATGCCGCATATCATGCGCTGGTACAGCATGACGGCGACCATTTTGTTGATCGGCTCCGGCGTTTCGCCTTTCTTCATCGCTTGGAGGTAGTGCTTGATGAGCTTGTCCTGATGCGGTGCGAGTTCGACTTCCCAGCGTTTGTATAGCTTCTCAGGCAGGTCAGCGCACTCCTTGCGGGTCACGCGGTAGCAGCACTTGTCAACCCACTGCTTCAGCTCTTCCAAGTTCTTGTATGCAGGGGTGCCGTCGTCGTTCGTTGCCATGATCGGCGGCACAAAACGCGTGCCGGACTTGCGCATGATGCCTTGTATCATAGGATGACTTGCTGGCAAGTAGTCAGCGTATCGCGCCTTAAATGCCACGTGCGATTGCACTGGCAGAGCGTCCTCGGACAGGAACAGCAGCTGTGCGTACACATCCAAAGGCGACTGAGTCACAGGCGTGCCATTCAGTATGCGACGATACTTCGCGTGCGGTGCGAGCTTTAAAGCTGCTCTAGTTACGCCTGTTCCCATCGACTTGATGCGAGTACTTTCATCAACGACCATCATGCAAGCGGTCGCATTCAGGAATCGCCTTGCGAAATCATACCCGCGCTTCGTTCCAAGAGCTTCAACGTTCATTGAGAGGATACGCAGCTCATGACCAGCGTTGAACAGGTCTTCAAGCTCCACGCCTTTCTTTTTGGTTTGTGCCGCACTCCACGTTGCGGTTATGCGCGAGCACCAGTCTGGCAGGTGGATTTTAATCTCGTCCGCAATCCAATTTCGATGAACGCCATTCGGTGCAATTATTAGCAGTCCGTTGATGCGCCCCATTCGATGCAATTGGGCAGCGTTATCTAGCACTATCTTGCTTTTTCCAGTGCGTTGCTCAAGAAATAGCCCAACGTATTCATCCTCCCATGATTCTTTTAAAATTGAATCTTGATGCGCGAACGGGGTCGTTTTGTATTGATAATTTAGCATGATGCCGCCTTATTTTTCGTGCGCGTTGCAGCATACCTAGAATGGAATTGCTCACGTTGCTCAGTCGTGCGATTTCGAAATGTCGCGCGTTTCTTTTCACGGATAGCTGCTTTTTCTTCAGCGGTTTTATTGAGTGATGTGGCGCGCATCTTTTCGATAACTTCCGGGCGCTGCATAGCATCGTTGCGCTTCCCGAACATATGATGCATCTCGCCAGCGCGACCGAACATATGATTTTTCGCCCCGCGTTGATCAAGCTTTACGGGTTTGCCAAAGTTTGGGTGCGCTTTTCCTTTAACTCCATACATCGGGTTGTTCGCGCCTTTTAATTTTGCTGCAACCTCTGGACGTTTCATTGGGTGATTATCTCCCGAATTTTGTAGGGATGATTGTATCGCGAATGCTCGGCGTATCCATCCGTAGCTTTTATTCGCTGCGCGATCTTTATGCCTTCGCGAACTACGTAGCATAGCGTTGACTGCAAATACTAGCTTACCGTTTCCGGGGTACATTTTCACAAGCAATTGGTGCGCGACATAATGTTCTTCAGCCGTAAGATGCACCAAGTTGTGCCGATCATTGGAGCCGCCTAAACAGCGCGGTAGTGCGTGATGCCGTTCGGTGTACTCGCCCGGCTTTGCGCGGTCTCGTGCCCGCTGAATTAACCGCTCGTAGTGCAATGAGTAGTTCATGCTGTTACGCCCTCCGCGTCCTTGCAAAGCGCAAGCGCCGTCAGCTGATGGGCGAACGGTTCGGTTTTAAATTGGTAGGAGTTCATATTAAAATGCAAACTTTACGCCATGCAACTTCATCACATCAACATAGAGCGGGTGCTGGTCGGAAAATTCGCAGACATCAATCTTGCCAATGTTCTCAATAGGTGACAATTTAACGTCAATAATCAACGGGCGCGTGACGTAGCCTCGATAGCATACGTGCGCGGACAAAGTGCCAACATATAGAATCTGAAATCCAGCAACTTCGAACAGTCTCTTGACGTGACGCATGGCGGGATGGATTTTCATTTTATTTCTCCTCTTTCTGGTCGCGCACTATTGCGCGATGAAGCATTATCTTCCAATTGCAAAATAAAAGCAACAATTATTTTACACATCAATTCTTTTCCATTTTTCGATGATGCCAAACTTGATGCCGCGACAAATCTTGAGACGCACCAACAGGTGTGCTCCTTCCGGAATCGTGTTGAATAGCTCTTCGCCTATCCGTTTGTAATCGAAACGATGGATACGGGCTAACATTTCGCCAGTGTCGTCGCGCAACCTTAGATCGATGAATGTTGGCTGTCCTTTTTCGACCTTCCCTCCGCGCTTCTTGACGTTTACATCCTCATTGATGTCCCGCAAGTTCTTGTAGATGATCTCTCCGAGCAACAAGTGGCTTCCAAATTGCGAACCATCAAAGTCTTCGATGTGACTCAATTCTCCCCCCAACCCGTTGCCGCTCGGATCATCATACATTTGGCCGTACTTCGTCCTGAACGGAAACAAGTCTGAGAATATATTTTGCGCACTTGCCACATCTTCGCGCATCTTCTGCGTCAACTTTCCTGCATTGCGTGCCTCCAAAAACTTCTTCGCCTTCGCTTCTCCGAAGCCGTGAAGATTCATAAAGCCTCCGTACAACACATCACCTTTCGCCGCCCAATGCTCTTCAGACCTTTCTATGTCGAATGGAATATATTTCAACCCTTCTTTAACCATCTCGCGAAGCAATCCGACAGCACTTTCCTCGTCCTTAGCATTGCGCAAGTTGGCAGCAGCAAATTCCATCGGGTGGTGCGCCTTCAAGTAAGCCGTCCAGTAGCTGATGATGGCGTAACTATAGGTGTGAGCCTTGTTCATACACCACGTGCCCATCACCTTTATCAATTCCCAAATGTCTGCCGCTTGTGCCTTCGTAAGACCATTGCTGATAGCACCTTCTTCAAATTTCGCATAAAATGTATTGAAAAATTCCGATCCAAGCCGTTTGGCCATTGACTTGCGGATGAATGATGCGTCCTCCCAATTGAAGTTGCCGATGTAACGAACAATTGCCATCACCTGCTCTTGGTAAATCGGAAGACCATATGTCTCCGACATATATTGCGCAACAGCCGGGTGCAATTGATCATATTTCTCGCCATTGCTGCGGTTAATATACTTCTCTGTTACACCACCACCAAATGGACCGGGACGAGCCAGTGCCGTCACAGCATCGATCTGCACCATTGATGTGAAGTCTATCTGCCCTCCAACAGAACGCAATGCGCTCCCCTCAAATTGAAATATTCCGCTGTACCTTCCGCTGTTGAACACGGCATAGGCGGCAGGATCGTCGAACTTCAGATTGTACCAGTCAATCGGCACCCCGGAGTCTTCCAGCACCCCAAGAGTGCGCAGACCAAGAACGTCAATCTTTAGTAATCCAAGCTCTTCTGCCGCGCCTTTCTCGACGTGCGCGATACCGTTATCATCAACGGTGCAATAGTTGGTTATATTATCATTACACACCAACAGGCCTGCCGCATGGACACCCGTGTGTGATGCGTGCCCCTCCAGCTCGGTGGCAATCACCACTTGCGGATACATTTCGACCAGCTTACGCCCTGGATCTGTCGTCTTGAGCGTGTCTTCCAGACAACTGGTCGAGCGTGAGTCGGCAGACCCACGTTCAATCATCGCGACCTTTACAGCTGCCGTGGCAGACGGCGAAATGTTCAACTTCTTGCAAACTTGCACCAATGCGCTCTTCGGTCTGTATACACTTACCGTTCCGATGTGCGCTGTATTCTCGACGCCGTACTTTTCGGCCATATACTCAAACACAACGTGGCGCTTCTTATCGGGGAAGTCCAGGTCTATGTCCGGAAGGTCAGAGCGGTTAATGTCTATGAATCGCTCAAACATCAATTTTGGAGGAATTGGATTCACCTCTGTGATGCGCATTAGATAGCAAACCAAAGATCCGGCACTTGATCCTCTTGATGGACCGACCAGCATGCGTTGCTTGGCATAGCACACCATGTCTGCGACGATGATGAAATAAGCATCATAATCCTTGCTTCTGATCAATCCCAATTCATATAGCAATCTCTGCTCGTATTCTTCTGTCCACATTTCCTCCATCCTGCGGAACTTTATGCCCTCACGGCACAATGCCTCTACATCTCCTTCTGCGCGTATCATCGGTGCTTTTGGCAGCGCGTCGAGCGTGATGCTGTCGACGATCTGCTGCGCAACGTCCTGTCCTTCCAATTCAAGCAATATGTGTTGCGGCGAAGGCTTCCTGCCACCTCCCATGAAGTCGAATGTCTTTGAGTCCTCCGGCTTAATGTACGAGTTGTCCGACACACCGACAATTGGCAATCCAATCGACCGCTTCTTCATAGCCAGCACTCGACTGGCCGGACTGATGTCGGCGAATGCCCCGACTTCCTTCAAGAACTCTTCGTCGATGATGTCCCCTGCGAACTTGATGATGTTGTCTGACATATTCATCACATCTGCTCGGCGCAGACCAGCGATAGCTCCGCGTTTGCCGGGAAGCTGCTGCTGGTATGTCTTGCTTGACCAACGATATAGTTCCTGCAACCCTTCCATATTTTTGGCAATAAACCACATACGCGGAGACTCGTCGGAATCGTCCGTCACGACAAGTTCAACCCCCAATAGCGGCTTGATTCCTGCCTCCTTGCACTTATTAAAGAACTTGACGTGCCCCCATGTGCTCCCTTGGTCAACAATTCCTGCTGCCGTGCACCCCGTTTCCTTGAGGTGGGCAATCACCTTGTCGATGGGAGCATAAGTCTGCCCAAATGTGAATTCCGTCCTGATGCGTAGCTGGATCATACAATCCTCTCGTGAATGCAAATTTCAGCAAGTGCTCTGACATCATCCATTGCCCTGTGTGTCTGCGCTAAAGGCCGTCCGAGCTTCAATTCATACAGCTGGGCAAGTGTCAATCTCCTGCCCTTCTCGTGGAAGAACTCCTGTACGGTGCATATCGTCGTTTTAGGCCATGGGAAACCAGTCCTGCAGGCTCTGGACAACTCAAACCCTAGCAACCCTACATCAAACGGTGCATTGTGGGCTATAAGTTGATCTGCACCGCCGAATGCTTCTTCGATTTCGCCTAGCAATTCTCGGAACTTTGGCTTGTCGACCAGGTCTTCGTCTTTCAACCCTGTTATCTTGGTAATAATCGCTTCCAACGGACGCTCAGGATTCATCAACCATGAGTGTTCGGCGACGATCTTACCACCCTCGATTCTGGCAACGGCAAGCTCGATGATGCATGGCTGTTTGTCCAGATCTGCGCAGTCCGGGAGCGGCAAGCCCGTTGTTTCACAATCCAGTATAATGGAAATGGTCATGTCGTTCTCCTTTTGTATTTCTTGACTCTGTTGTGAACATTCTTGGCTTGAGCTTCTGCTCTTCTTTTACAGAAATCTTTTCTTTGCTCAACAGTCATCGAGTCCCACTTTTTCTTTGATCCTTTCGTTGCCGCTTTCTGTCCAATGTCGACAAGCTCTTTTGCCCTAGGGTGGCGCTCCATGAAATCTTTTCGGTTTTGTTTTCTGTCACCGACATAAAGGTGGTCAGGATTCACACATCGGCGATTATCACACCTGTGTAAGACACAATCAGTTTCTTTCTCCAACCCCTTGTGAAATATCCATGATGCTCTGTGAGCACTGAGTTGCTTCCCTCCAAAGACAATTCCTCCATAACCATTTGTCGGGTGCACCTTGTCCCATTCCCAGCAACCAGTGTCTTTGTTGATTGTGAAACTTGCACTGAATCTTTCCTCAAAAGACAATTGCTGCCACGCTTTCCCTTTGACGGGAGGAGGTCTGTGGGAACTCATTTATTTTTACCTTGTAATTTTGTTAGCATTTGCATAACGGACAATTGATCTTCCTCAGACAACGAATGGTACAGCGACAAGAATTGGAATGCGTGCGCAATCTCTTGGAAGAATTTCACCTTCTGTTGATTAACTCCCGACTGAGGAATATTCAACGGTCAACTCCTCAAGCATCGCCGCGTACACACAGGCGTCGTGTGCGCTGTCCAGGTGTCCGCCATTTTCGAACTGGGCTGCATAGCGCGTGACCTTGCCCATTATTTGAACCAGCAAACCTATTCGATTCCAGTCGTCCGCAGTTTTAACGACCAACCCGTTTGGGAAAGCAGCTGCCATCGCTCCACCAAAGTTTTTATAAGTGTCTCCATAAATCTTGTTGCGCTCTTCGTATGTCTTTGCAGCCTCTGTGAGTATTGTAGGCACTGATTTTTTCATGATGTCCTCTATAATGCATAAATTGTAGGCAAATTGCGCCACGCACCCTCAATGTCCATCCCGTAGCCAAATACAAAACGGTCTGGCAAGGTAAGTCCGACAAAATCGGCGCGTATCGGCTTGGTCTTGCCATTGTCCTTGTCGGCGAAAACGGCACTATAAAACTTTGTCACCCCAAGCTCTTCCATGCGCTGCTTGATAGCGTATAATGTTTCCCCTTCGTCCAAAATGTCGTCCAGCACCAGCACCACGCGACCTGCTGGATTTTTTGACTCGGTTCTCCAACGAACCTCTCCCCCGTGCTTGTCGTTGCCGTAGCGCGAAACGTGCAAACACCCAAATTCAAGAGGGAAATTTAGAAGTGGCAACAACTGCCCTGCAAATACCACGGCTCCGTCCATCACGGACAGCACCAATGGGTTCGTATTAGCCAGTCTGGCATTAATTTCAGCGGCCACATGCATCAATGCCGTGCGCACATCACCTTGTGAGCGAATCAATTCTGCTCCCGGAATCATAATAATTTCCCTTGTTCAATTAGCCCAAAGTGGTATTGCTTCCCGTTGTGCTCAAAAATTTCTTTGCCAGAAGCTTTCAGCCTCAACCTTAACTTGCCATGCTTGTTGAGCGGCAGACCGAGTTTATCAAAAGCCTCCTTTATGCTTCGATAAGGACATCCATCAACCGTAATTCCTGCCATTTTCCATTTTGGAATAGGCTTGGTTTTTAGGACAGGAACAGGCTTGCTCCCCTTCGCAAGCGCGAGTCGCTTCTCTCCGATTTCAGCTGTCGCAAATCTCTTTACGTTTTGCCCTGTAAGTGAATTATATTCAGCAACAATTTCTTGCATAGCTCTTTTGATCATTTTGAGTCCCCTAATAAACATTTTGATTGAAGTCTTTAAAAAATGACAGCTGCTCTTCACCAATACCGCCATTGTATTTTACCATCTCAAGAAGCATAGTTAAATCACCAACACCTTTCAAGTGTCCGTCGACGCTTTGCTGTATCATCACATTCAACCCGAAGGACTTATCAGTAAATGTGATTGATAAATTATCTTTGTTTGTGAGTTTTTTTGACGCAAAGAATCCAATCTCGAACATGGTGCCGATGTCTCTTCCATCAACAACCGCCAGCATCACATTGCAATCCATCATATGCTCTACGTTACTTTGGTATACCCTTTCAAGATGAGCTGCGCGATCCTGTGGCGCGATCTCTATTAACACCCCTTCACTTCTTGGTGAAAAGAATTTCACATCTGCTGTGCGGAGCGTGTCTTCGATGTCTTGCACGATCTTGATCTGTTCCGCGTTAAAAAACGGTGCAGCAATATACACATAAACTTGATCAAATTTCATTTATTATTTTCCTCCAAAATTGTGGACGTTTCTCCAACTCATACTGTTTATTGATGTCAACAAGCTGTTGCTCTGTAATCACACGCTTGTTGATTATGATGTGCTTCGGGCACGGACTGCCAGGATCTTTGTCCGTGTACCGAAGCTCCGCATCTTTCCCAAATACGCAATACTCCTTGCACGGCAACATATTCTCAGAGAGCGGAATATATTGCTGCACAAGAATGATTACGTCCGACCAAAAGCCGTACTGCGCCATCCAACAACTTCTTTTTTCCAGAATTGACTTCCAAAAATCAATGGAGGCGCAAAGCTGCATATCAATTTCTGTTTTGATCGACACCCCTTCGAATGCGCCACCAAGCAACATTTCCTCCAGACCGTCCTTGATGATGAATTGCTTGTGACGAACAGCTTGTGCCCGAAGAGCGAGCGACGCCTTGATTGTCACAATTAGAAAATCACCAACAATACCATTGCCAGAGCTATTTATTCTTGACATGAATTTTGTCAGTTTATAATTTGGCCGAGGAGCTTCCATAATCCAGTCTGATAAAACTTTTTCAAGAGCAGAATTATCAATGCTCAGGTATTTAAAATAATCCGATAATTTCACCAGACTTCTAATGCTAATCTTGATCGTGTATTCTGTTATCGCCCCAAGCGGCATGTGCATCCTGTAGATATCTTGCGACACTCCGGAAGCCTTCATTGCAAGCTGCTCTTCGTGAAGAGCCTTCAGGTTGCCAACAAGCGGAATTCCCCATTCAGTTGGGTCTGATACCCTGGATGTCTTTGCCCACATAACATGGTCTCTGGAGGAGGCGAACACCTCCCTCTCTGCAATTGAGCTGGTGATGTGCAGAACAGCGCACGGAATATCATTAATTGGAGCATCAATTGATAGTATTTTTGAAACTTCTTCTGAACTCTCACCGGGTCTGGAAATTTTCCAAGCCTCATTTAGAATGTCTAAAGAATCAATTTTAAGAACTGTTATTTCCATTGTGCTTTCCTTGTTAATTTAAGAAGATCAACAACAATTCCCTTTAAGAACTCATCATCCACAGACAATAAAATCTTATTAAGGTGGCTCTCCAAATTATTGGCATTGTGGGAAAACATTTTATTGCCCAATAATTCTGTCTCTTCCCAAGACTTAAATGCGACCGCAGCAACATCAGCAATTGCGACAATCGTGCCTTCGTAACCGTCCTTACTTCCCTTCCAAATAAGAAAAGTTGATTGACACAAGTCCATGCTCTTAATCAAATTGACCATCCCAGAAACTTCGATTTTTTCAAAGTTCTTCCGGGTCTCTTCATCAAAGTATTTCGTTGGCCTTGGAATATCACCTGTTATTATCTCATCAATATCATGCAACGCGGCCTTGCTCAAAAGCAATCCTAAATCAACTTTCCTTCCTATTGCTATTAATTCTTGAGCCACAAGGCAACAAAACAAGACAACGAACCCTGTGTGCTCAAGCACCGACTCTTTTTTGTTGAGGAAAGTCTGAGAATACCTCTGCATCGACGAGAGTGATGATGCCATAGAGAAGATATTAAGAACGTTCATAGACATTTGCCAATCCTCCCTGTATTAATAACTTGCGAGTTGGTTAATTTGACGGCATCTGTCAATTGCTCATTTGCGAGTTGCCTCATCAACATGCTGCGTGCGACAGACGGATTTGCCATTTTGTCTGACATCTGCACGGAATAGATCTCTTCAACAGTTAAGTTTCTTTTGAATACGAATGTTCGCATTTTTCCTCCTTGGTTCGTTTTCGATCTTTCTTGTTGCCATTTGGCAAATTCTTTTGTCTGTTGACGGGGTCGCAAACCACCATGTGCCGGAGCAGTCTGAGACCAGGTCGGCAGCCTTGCATTTCTTCAAGTAATACAGGGTGTGCATCACGTGAAATTTATCAAGTCTTGTGTATTCCATCAGCTGCGCGACGCTTCTAAAATCTTTCGCGACCTTCAGCTCATCAAAAAGCAATGCCGTGCAAGTTGGGTCTTTCATCGAACCACCTCGTACATTCCATCGATCAAATCGAACACATAATCCGGCTCAATGCCGAACTCATCAAACAACACCTCTTCCGGGTCTTCTCCTCCAAGAACACGATTCTGTGCAAGCCGCAGTCGTTGTTTGGCCTCTTGTTCCGTCAACCCGTCTCGTTCCATTAATATTTTTACAATTGGATTCATTTTATCCTCCTCTTTCTGGTTGGTCTTGCCACATCGCGGTGGCGAGTAGCGCGTTAATCAATGCTGAGTAACTTTGTTCCTGTGCGCGCAGCCATTGCGCGACGGCAGGGGTTACGCGCACTGTGATGTTGCTCTTGCGGAGGTGGGGTGGCAGACGCTTGCGCCCTGCTCCGGGTCGCGCGCCGCCTTTCATGCGCTGAGTACCGCGTAGACGAACAGGAACGCGACAATCGCGCCGAATAATATCGGCAGTACGCAGTCAAGGATGAAATGTTTCATTTTGCTTCCTTTCGTAGTTGTGCAAAAGTGGCCGCGACATCGGTGTTCATCGCGCTGGTTGGCTTGAATGTGCAGGCTTGATCGGGCAGGTATTTGCCTCGTGTGCGCAGGTACTCGATTGCTGCGGCGAGCTTTTCGGCGGGTGTGAGTGGTGGGTTCATTTTAGTGCTCCCGACACGACACGTAAGAACTCGGTTTTTTGAGCAGCAGTCGCAGCACTCGCAGCAGCCCACGCAGCACTCGCAGCAGCAGTCGCAGCACTCGCAGCAGCCCACGCAGCATCACTCGCAACCCACGCAGCAACACTCGCAGCAGCAGTCGCAACAGCAGTCGCATCACTCGCAGCATCCCACGCAGCAGCATCACTCGCAGCAACACTCGCAGCACTCGCAGCACACGCAGCATCACTCGCAGCATCCCACGCAGCATCCCACGCAGCAACACTCGCAGCAGCACACGCAGCCCTCGCAACACTCGCAGCATCCCTCGCAACAGCCCACGCAGCATCACTCGCAGCATCCCTCGCAGCTGCTCGCTCTTCATCTGTAGCTCTTCCATGCGCGAATCGTTCCGCAACATCTATTGCAGCTATACTCCTCACATCTACCATTATGTGCTGCACCTGCCGGGCGCACCATACCGCAAACAACCTCCACTCCTTGTCATATTCAGGCGCAGCGCGTGTACACCACAAAGCATAAGTGAGACCGTTTGACTCAACGATAACACTAAAGAGCAGTGGTTCATCGTCCGCCTCAGTTTTGTCGAGGTGCTTGAGCAGAATTTTCCACCCCGACTCGCATGGGCTGCATTTGCGGATTTTGTTTAGTGTTGTTGTAAGTTGGGTCATTTTGATTCTCCTCTTATCTATGAATGGCAATCCACTGCACCAGGCCGCGCAGTTTGCTATACCGGACAATATGCCATGCATGATCATCACCAGCTAACGCGCCTTGCAACCAGTGAGTGCGGCACCCTTCCGCCGTGAGTGGGCGCAGGATTGTGCGGGCGATCCGTGAGTAGGCTATTTTTGCTCTGAGTCTGCGGATTCTTGCTAGGGTTGTTGTAAGTTTCATGAATAGCACCCTGCATCTTCCCAAGCACCTTCGGCGGCGCGCATTTGATCGTTAGCTTCCTCTGCTTCTACCGCTTCCCAGTAAGCATAATATTCATCAACATGTGCATCCATTTTATTTCTCCTCTTTCTGGTTGGTGGGCAGCGGCAAGTTCCGCTGACGAAAAGAATCATGAACCTGTTGTTTGATAAAAGCAAGCGTTATTTCAACTATTTTGTGTTTTTGTTTTGATTCAATAAGTTAGAATGGGACTTTTAAGCTCTGTAGCTTCTCATTCGTCGGGTCCGACCCTTGCTTTACATATACTGTCGCAAGTTTTCCGTCGTATTTCCAGCGTGAGTCTGCACGCAATGGATTGCGATGAATGAAGTATTTCTGGCGCATCAAGGCGGGTGACAGCCTTCCTCCATAGTCCTTTGCGTGTCCCGATCCATTGCGCATAAGCACTGCCATTATCGCGTCACTGCGCAGCATGTCTGGTTCCCCCATCTCGTGTAGCGCATCCAGGAATTCATGGTCGGAAGTGAATGATGAGCTGACCACGCTCTGGTGGGCATAGGTCTTTCGCTGGCCGTTGTTCGGAGAGAACTTGCTGATGTCACGACGATGTAGCAGTGCTGCCACGTGTGCGAATCCTCCATCGTTGAACCACTCCCACAGCACCGTAAAATATTCCTTCACCTTTGTGTCGTCTGTCAGCCCCATTGCGCTCTTTGATGCGCAGTCTATGACGTCGTAGCGTCGGTCGTCTGATGGAATGTAAATGCCAGTCAACAGGTGGTTTGTTGTCACGATGACGCCACAATGCATTTTGACAGAATAGGTGTGACCGTACTTCGGGTTGACGGTTGCGTAATCCGGAGAGCCTGCAATGAGTACTTTCATGCGCTCGTTGAAAGCCCACTTGCTCATGTCGTGCAGATTAGCCGCCTCGCTAACGCGCACAAGCGTGGCCGTGACGTATTCGTTGTATGCGGAATCCAATATTGCAGGCTCTGTGTTGGCTACATTCCAAGCTCCGATGGCAGGGACGCAGAATTCCACAGCGGTGTCTTTGCCGACACCTTGATCTCCAGCGATCAATAGTGCGAATCTTGGCTTCTGTGCAGGGAACTGCACTCTGTGTGCCATATAGTCTAAAAATTGGTCAGCATCGCCCGGCTTGTCAAACACACGTTTGACGTGGTCAAGGAATGGGGAAGCTAGGTTGGCATCACCCAGCTCAATCACAGGCCTCCTGTATGCGTTAAACACGGCGGAACCCGTCTCTACGATCAAGTCTCCTTCCCTGCAATCGAAGCCTTTTATGTAATCACCTTCCAGTGCTGGTGTTTTCGTCATGCTGGTGGCGAGCATGTGTTGTTGCAGCCACTGAGAAGCCTTCAACAATTGGCCTTCGCTATTGACCTTGCCAACGGCACAATCGACTGCCGCTCCTATCCAAAAGCTGGCGGTTGGGCGATATATGTAATTGTTGCCAGGAGCGAAAAATACGAAGTTCTGTATCGGCACAACGCCTGTCTCTGGCGTCCAGCCTCCTCCTATTGCCAAATAAACGAGAGTGCCGACGGAAAGATTGCTGCCGGAAGTTGGATCTTGACTGATGACGTAAAATGCCTCCTTCATTATCTCGTCGTGGTTTCTGCCCTTCTTTCCTTCCCACTCGCCAGACCAGTCGCAATACATCTTCCAGGCGTCCTCTGAGCGAGAGAATTCTCTGCCGAGTATAACGCCGACATTCCTCCAGGTGTCTCTGTCTTCCTGCGGAATGTGGTCTAGCATTTTCTTTATTTGCACAGCCGTGTATTTCTTTTGTCGCTCGTAGCTTCCGCGCAAATCTTTCTTCTTCGCCAGAAGATGCTCCGGAAGATCGTCTAGCTGCGTGTCGTTCATCCATTCGTAGACCCCGCCGGAGCGATGCCTTGATGGAGGAGCGATGATGTATCCTCCGTCTCCGCGTATGTCGATTCCTTTCCCGAGCCTGTTTGTGCCTGTCCTCAATGCCGAGTTGTATTTGAATAGCACATGGAGGCCTCCGCTTCCAGTCTTTGACATCAATGTGTTCGGCTCGCCTTTTTCCGCTATGAGTGCCGACCAGCTCTCTGCACCGAGCTTGCCGTGGCCGATGTCGATGTCGATCACGGTGATGCCAGAAACCTTGCCAGTAACGACTCCGATATTGGACGGCGGAGAGCCTGCCCCAAACCACGCTTCTATTTGGTCGGTGTCTGATGATGCTTCTTTCAATCCTGTATCTGTTCTCGGGTGCTTGCCAGCGTCTGTGCACGCCTTCCTGCCACAAGAGCACTCACCGTCTTCTGAAATTGTGTGACACGGGAATACCTTCCAGCCCATTGCGATGTATTTTTTTGCCGCTGATAAAATCTCAAGCCTCGCCATCCTTCTTCTCCCTTTCATAAAGTACAAATGCTTTTAGTGATCCGTCCTTGTTGCGCCAGACTCCGTCTTCCGTCCAAGAACATCGCCTGATTTTATACCCGAGTATTTTTGCCACCAAAGGAATGCTGTCTCTGTCACAGTTGAATGCCGTTGAGTAAACGACTTGCGGCCAATTTAGTTTTTCCAGCAACTTTGCTGCTGAGTCGATCTTGCTCTGGTTGTTTTTCTGCCAGGAAATTTCTCGTTCTGATAATGCCATGGGTGCCCCTGCCTAAGTCTGAGGTTTGAAATTATGCCTGGAAAAGTTTTGCTTGGCAAATTTTATTTTTGGCATCAAGCTCAATAATGCACCCTCCGAATGTGGGTGGCTGTGCCCCCCTAAGATCGTGGACTCCTATAAACCATAAGCAGAATCTAAGGGGAAATATGATTTATAGGGGTCGTGCTTCTTGCACCCCCACAGCCCCCCACATTCGTAAAATGGAATGAGCTGGGGGAGAATTGAGGGAAAGGTGCTTGGTGCAATAAATAGCTTGCTTTATTCCAAATAGTCGAGGAGAATTATTTCATGTGGAAAATATCACGCCTTTGTCATTCAAAAAACGAACGTCCCGCGCGAATATGAAGAGTGCAACTAAACCTGATTCTCCTGTCCACCAACGGCTAACAGACATCGAAGATGAAATTGTTGAACGCATAATGAATGGCGAGTCTCAAGCTTCGATCGCCCGCAGTCAGGGTATTTCCTGTTCTCACATGTGCGCATGGGTGCTGGCCAACGCTGAGCGCACGGCAAAAATCAAGGAGGCACGCGCCATCTCCGCCCGACACTGGGACGAAGAGGCGGTAAACGAATTGCGCAGTGCTGATACCTCTGTCGCGGGTTCGGTGGCTATCGCACGGGAAATTGCATCACACTATCGCTGGCGTGCAAAAGCCTACAATCCAGTTGAATACGGTGACAGAACTGTCCTGGCAGGCACTGGTCGGGATGATGCAATCGCTGTTGACGTGCGCGAGTCCAGCGACAACATGGACCGAATGGCCGAGATCATCAAGAACATGGAGCTGACCAGACGCACCACTTCGCAAGACTAATCCACAGGAGACATCAGCATGCTTGAAGGCTTTGAACAGTATCAGAAAACCACAATCGCTTACTTCCGTGATTATGTCCCCGGCGAGAGCTTGAGTGATGTCAAAGTGTGTTCCGGCGTCGTGCCGTGTGCTGGTGGCAAAATAGGCGTAGATCCGAGCAACACCATCGATCAGTGGTATATATCACCCGAGGCACTGGCGCAATTCTATACAAAAGCAGACGAAGCTCCTGTAGCAAAGCCCGCAAAGTCCAAGACCAAATAAATCCACATGCCCACTGCCAACAGTGAAATGAGCCTTGACGCTATGCGGATGGCACTGGCGTCACCTCGTTCTCTCTACGAGGCAGGCATGCAGGGTGATGGCCGTCCTAGCATTCAGAACCAACCGCAGACTTACATGGAAGGTGTTGGTGAGCGCATCACACACCCATTGAGCACGTTGGCGGAAGAAGCTGCACGATGGGGGAGAATGGATCCGGGTGAAGCTGCTGCGCAGTTTGGTGGTGCCGGGATGGCCGGGATCGTCAAGCATAAAGGCGGCAATTGGCTCAACAAGTCTGTGGAGGATTTCATGGGTGACCGCGCTGTTCCTGTCCCTTTATCGTCACTCGGTAAATGGATCAACACCGCCATCCCCAAATACATCAAGAACGAAATGGGAACAGAGGGGGATAGAGTCAGAGCGTTGGCGGAGCAGGGTATCGTGCATAAGGATTTCGCTAACAATAATCGCGTTGCTGATGCAAACGCATTGGCAGCAAAAAGAAGCATTGCAGGATTCCCTGAGCCGCGTGGCATCTCGCAAGCCGCGAGAGGTTGGGAATCCGCTTCGGATGAAGCAATAACCAGCGCAAAAGTCTCAGATCAATCGGCGGGGACGCTGAGGGAAGAACCTTGGCTCTCCAAATTGCCTCCGGACGAAACGGTTTACGGTGTTCACGAATGGCCAGGAGCGCTTGGCTTTAATCACGTAGTAGACGTCCTGCGAAACAAGCTGGCTGATGGAACGCTTCGTCCTGAGTCATTAAGTCGAATGGCTTTCCATGATGCCGTCAGGATGACGCACACTGCCAACCAAGAAGCTGAGGCGTTGTCGCGGAAGGCGGAAGACGCTGGCTTCGCTGGCAACCTGCAACTGCCAGTGATACATGAATACCCTAGCGGCCATAGCTGGAGGAAGTTGCCCGGCGTAGATACGCCCGAAGGTTTGCGAAAGGTGCAGGAGGTCGGATGCGCTGGTGGCTGGTGTACGCAGGGTGAAGCGGCAGCACTAAAATATGGCGGCGACAGCGAGCTGCATGTGCTAATTGATTCAACAGGCAGGCCGCATGTTCAGAATGCATATCAACAGGCAGTAAACTATTCGGACACGCCGGGTGTAAGGCGGCTCGCAGAAATGAAGCCATTCGGCAACAGTTGGGAAAGCCAGCGCGTCAAAGAGTGGATGGAGAAAAACCCCGAGTATCGCAACGAACTGACTCCGATGATGCAGGACTATGTGAAGAAGGGCGCGTTCGATGAATACGCTGACCTTGCCAATGCCGGCTTATTTGATCCACACAAAGTATTCACCATTGCCGAGATCGAAGCGTTAAAAGCTGCTGGTCGAGAAATACCGGGAGCACTCACCATGGAGGAGTTCATCGAACTACAAAAGCTGGCAAACCCGCATCTATACCCGCCAGAACCAAAAAAGATGGCCAATGGCGGCTGGGTTGAGCCTTCACTAGATGTCCAGCGCATGACGATGCATAACTAAACATGGATAACTTCCCCTTACAACAAGCCACCCCAGACATTGAGCAGTACGCTCCTGAAGAATATCAGCCCGAAGACTTCGCTGTTGATATGACGGATCAAGGCTTGGTCGAAATGCCTGATGGTTCCGTCATGGTCATGCTGGACGGTGAACAGCAGTCGGGCGGCGACTTCTACGAGAATTTGGCAGCGGTTGTGAGCAAGAGTGAACTGTCCAGCCTCGCCCTGCAATACATCTACAACATCGAATCAGATAAAGAGGCGCGGAAGCAGCGTGATGAGCAGTATGAAGAGGGACTCAGGCGTACTGGCATGGGCGATGACGCTCCCGGCGGTGCTGCATTTGCCGGCGCGGCACGTGTAACGCACCCTGTTATGGCCGAAGCGTGTGTTGATTTCGCAGCACGCGGCATGAAAGAGATATTCCCGCCTGATGGTCCCGTGCGGATAAACATCAAAGGTGAAAACACAGAAGACAAAATAGAGATCGCTGAACGCAAACGCGACTTCATGAACTGGCAGTTGACGGAGCAGATCGTCGAGTTCCGCGATGAGATCGAGCAGTTGCTAACCCAGCTACCATTGGGCGGCAGCCAGTTTCTAAAGATGTGGTGGGACGCTAAGAAGCGCCGTCCATGCGCGGAGTTCGTACCCATCGACAGGATCCTGTTGCCATTCTCCGCGACCAATTTCTATTGTGCGCAGCGCACCACCGAAATGCAGGACATATCTGACTTCGAGTATCGGAGCAGGATCAAGCGCGGGCTGTACTTGGACGGCAGTTATAGCGCGGCCTCACTCGCACCTGATGCCACGTTGTCGGAGTCGGCTAATCAGAAAATAGAGGGCAAGGAGTATCAAGGCACCGACGACACAGAACGCCTGAGGCGCATGTACCACGTGAGTTGCAACCTGTCATTGGAGGACGACCAGATCACAGGCGGCGAAGAAGCTCCGTACATGCTCATGATCGATGACCAAGACTATTCAATCGTTGGCCTGTATCGCAATTGGGAAGACGGCGACGAAACGTTAGAGCGGCTGGATTGGATGGTTGAATTCAAGTTCATTCCATGGCGTGGTGCGTATGCCATCGGCCTGCCCCAGTTGATCGGCGGCTTGGCCGCAAGCGCAACAGGTGCTTTGCGTGCTCTGTTGGACACTGCCCACATCAACAACACTGCAACGATGCTCAAGCTCAAGGGCGCGAAAGTATCCGGGCAATCGAAGAGTGTCGAGGTGACGCAGATCGTTGAGATTGAAGGCGCGGTAGGTGTTGACGACATCCGCAAGATCGCAATGCCAATGCCGTTCAATCCACCTTCGCCTGTGCTGTTCGAATTGTTAGGATGGATCACCAACGCGGCTAAAGGTGTGGTGACAACCGCTGAAGAAAAGATCGCCGACATCACAAGCAACGCGCCAGTGGGCACGACGCAAGCTCTGATTGAGCAAGGCTCCGTGGTGTTCTCCTCGATACACGCGAAGCTCCACGACTCACAAAGGCGTGTGCTCAAGATCCTGCAACGAATCAACAAGTATTATTTGATTGATCAAAAGCAGCAGGACATGGTGGAGGAGTTCGGCGTAACGGAAGCGGACTTCGCGTCCAGCAGCGACATCATCCCGGTCAGCGACCCGCACATATTCTCTGAAGGTCAGCGGGTAGCGCAGAACCAAATGATCTTGCAGCTGATGAAGGAAGCCCCCGGCCTGTACGACCCAAGAGCCGTTCATGGCAGGATCATGAAACAGATGCGCGTGCCGAACGTAGCTGAGATCATGCCGCAGTTCAACAAGAACATCGAAATGCACGCGGCAGACGAGAACGCAGCGATGGCCATTGGGCGGGCAGTTGTTGCGTATCCTGAGCAAGACCACTTGGCACACTTGGAGACGCTGTTCTCCTTCGCGATGAACCCGGCATTAGGCTCTAACCCGATAATGGCTCCAGTGTTTGTGCCAGCGGCCATAGAGCACGCCAAACAGCACATGCTGTTGTGGTACACGCAAAGGGTTGAGGAGTACGCAGCACATGAAACAGGCGAGTTGAAGCCAAAGTACGACAAGAAAAAAGGGTTACGGGAGATAGACCACGCCATTGCTGGCGCGGCACATGCTGTAAACAACGACATCGAGCAAGGCTTCCAGCAGTTCTCCGCTGCATTGCAGCAACTCACACAGATAGCGCAGCAGTACGCACCGCAACCACAGCAAGACCCTATTCTGCAGGCATCACTCGCTGAGACACAGAGGCGCAAGGAAAAGGATATGGCTGATATAACGATGGATGGCAAGAAGCTGGAGCTGTCACACCAACAAGCAACAGAGAAGAATGAGCTGACCGCAGCGATGGCGACAGAGCAGAACCTGACGAAGGAGCGGATATCAACGATTGAGTTGTCTGTTGAGGCCGCAAAGCTGAAGGGTGAGCAGGAAAAGACGGTTGTGGGATTGCAGGACAGAATACAACAATCTATGAATGGAGAAGCATGATGAACGAGAAGAGCAGCAGTGATGCAGCACAGAAGAGCGAACTTGTTTCGCAGCATAAGCGCATGGCAATGGGCGTTCCATTGGATGGTAAATCGCTGTCAGGTGGTGACAAGAAGCCAGCACCAGTGAACAAGACATCCAAGTGATAGATGTTAACAAATTTATCGACGCAGTACAGGCGGAGATAAGCGATGTTTCAACGTACTTGGCAAATGGAACGGCGAAGGATTTCGCGGAGTACAAAGCAAAAGCCGGATACGTTCAAGGGATGCACAAGGTGATGGATATTTTAAACGGGTTGATGGACGAACAAAATGATGCGTAATTGCATTGCTTGCGCTGAGATATGCGCGTTGAAAGGAAAATGATATGGCACAGTTAATGGATGAACAAAAGCGGGATTTAGCGGCTGATATGGCGGCGGGTAGGATGCAGCCTACTGCAAGGAAAATAAACGATGCTGACCAAGCATTCGGAAGAAGATTCATCTTTAAGGATAGCGAATATGAAGGTCAACCCGGCGTGGTTGCCGCAGAAATAGTATTAGATTACCAAGAAAGGTTGAATAGGGCATTCCCGGTCATCCCTCCGGGTGCGCGGCCATTGGGCGCGAGGATACTTGTTCAATTGAAAGCGACAGAAGCGAAGACCACAGAATCAGGCATCATGTTGGTGAAGGAAACCACTGATGCCGAAAAATTCAACAACATGGTGGGTAAAGTCATCGCGATCGGACCGCTGGCATTTAAGAAGCGCGACACGATGGAGCCGTGGCCAGAAGGCGCATGGTGCGCGGAAGGCGATTACATCCGCGTGCCCAAGTGGGGCGGTGACAGATGGGAAGTACCATACGGTGACAAAGATGAGCGTGCATTGTTCGTTGTGCTAAACGACCATGAAGTTATTGCGGCTGTGACAGGCGACCCCCTCGCCATGAAAGCGATTTACTGATGGCCGCCGGACATAGAGAAGACGACGAACTGCCGATTGTCGAAAAAAGTGATGGCACGGTTGAGGTCGATAGTTCAAAAATTGAGCAGCCTGGAGATGATCAACACGAGGGAGAGGAGGGTGAATCAAACCACGTGCCCGATGATGGTGGCGTAGATCAGGCCAGCGACACCGAAGAAATCAGGCGCATCAGACGTGAGAAGCGCAAAGCCCGGAAACAGATGCATGTTCAGGAACGGGCTGAAAAGGATTTCAAATATGAGCAATTGAAGCGTGAAAACGCCCAACTATTAACTCGGTTATCCGCCGTTGAACAGCGCACCAACGCAGCAGACCAAGTGCGGGTGGATAAAGCACTAGAAGATGAGATGGTGCGCCTTGAGTACGCTGAAATGGAGATCAACAAAGCCACGCGCTCCGGTGACGGTGACGCGATGATCGGGGCGCAAAGGATGTTGCACTCAGCGCGGGTCAACGTTGATAAGTTAGCTAACCTTAAACGTCAGGCGACTGAAGCAAGCAAACAACCACAGCAAACACAGGATCCTGTTGTTGCTGAAATGGCTGGCAAATGGATGCGTGAGAATTCTTGGTACGATCCGAACGTCGGTGATCAAGACTCGGCCATTGCAGTCGCTGTTGACAAAGTATTATTGAAAGAGGGATTCAACCCAAGAACTGAAAAGTATTGGGAAGAGTTCACAAACCGATTGAAAAAAACATTGCCTGAACATTACAGTGGCGATGATGATTCAAGTGAAGGAGTTGTCCGTGAAAGACCTAGAAGTATGAATGAGTCATCGGGAAGGGAAGCCAATAGTGGTAGCTCCACGAAAGCGACCTTCACATTAAGCGCGGATCGCGTGAGGGCATTAAAAGAAGCTGGAATGTATGACAATGTCCAAGTGAGAAACAAAATGATCCGTAGGTACAT